TATCAGGATGACCAGGTGACTTTGACAGAACGATGGGTAAGGCGTGGAATATCTGAGAGTATTCTGGCAGAGCCTTATGAGGCTAATAAAGAATTTTTACGGATTGCAGTTGAAGAAAAACAAAGGTTATATGCAGGACCATTTGTAAGATTTGAGGGTTCTATATTTGGCTATTTTAACCCTTTGCAGAGGTGGTCAATTAATTTAATAGAGGGTTATTTTATGAATTTGAGCCTAAACTATGACTTGCAGCAGAACATCTGTAAAGCAGTTTTAGGTAGAATAGTAGATGATGAAATTGCTCTAGATTATACCTTAGTGCCAGATTACGGAGCTACAACTAGAGTAACAGTAAAAGCAGGACCATGATGTTATATATAAATGATATTCCTGTAGGGTGTTTAAGTTCTGTGAGTAGATCTGAACAGATTTCTTTTCTAGGAACGTGCAAGACTTCACAGTCAGGCGGTCTGACGCAATTAGGGAGGCTCTACACCTACTCTATACCCTTTGAGGGTGTTATGACTACCGACAGTAATATAATGTCGTGGACAGGCTTAAAATCGCTTGAAAGAGTTAAGATAAATTGGGAAATTACAGGCGATGGCATAGAGGGTGAGCAAGGTCAGGGATTTATAGAGAATTTAGAGATAGTGGGTGAGGTGCAGGATTTTATTAAATTTAGTGGAAACATAACAGGCTATGACTGATTTAATGCTTTATATAAATGATACGCCTGTTGGGTGTTTGCTGAGTAATAATCTAGCTGAAAATATCAGCTTTATTAAAACTTGCAAGTCTACGCAAGATATGGCTCAGAAGCAGTTACCACAGTTGCATTCTTATTCGATTAGTTTTGAGGCGGTCTACTCTACGGATCAGGCTATAATAGGTTGGGATCAGTTAAAAGATTTAGGCAGGTCAAGACAGATTATGGATTGGTCGATGTTGAACACAGATACGAATGAGGGCGATGCAGGTGAGGGATTTCTGGAATCTTTAGAGATTAGTGGAACATCAGAGGATTTTGTTAAATTTACAGGAGTTATTACAGGATATGGGGCGATAGTAGATGCCGAGATTAACTACTATGTTTGGGCGCAGGATGCGGGTGTTTATGTCGATAACGGTGGTGATGAATATGTATTTGTAAATTAAAGGATATGCCAGTTATAAATGGAGTTTACTTAAAGGATTTTACTGCATTGCCAGGAGCGGTTGCAGATGCTAATATAATACCTATTGCCATTACAGGCGATAATGTAGCGTATAGAACGACAGTTGGAGGTATTGTAACAGATGCTAGGATAACGGCAAAGCTATTGACTGGCTTATCAGTCACAGGGGGCGCAGTAGTCGCAGCTGATACTATTTTAGCAGCATTTGGCAAAATACAGAACCAGATTAATGGTAAACAAGGAACGATAACACTTACTACCACAGGCACATCAGGTGCTGCAACTCTAGTATCAAATACGTTAAATATTCCTAATTACGGCTCAGCTTTAACAGGCTATGTACCATATACAGGCGCAACGACAGATGTTGATTTAGGTGCATTTAAGCTAAATGCTCAATCTTTGCACGTTAAAGGAACGGCAGGTAATGGTCATTTAGGGTTAAAGCATCAGTCATCTTCGGCAACGGCATCAGCAAGTGAATCATCTTTATTTGCAGATACTAATGGGGATATGAGTTTTCAGAATGCTAACTTGTATTTAAATAAATTTGTAACATCGGCAAATAGCGCAAATAGAACATATACTTTTCCAGATGCAACAGGCACAGTAGCTTTAGTCGGCGGCTCTGGAGTTGGAACTGTTACAAGCGTCGCTGCCTTGACTTTAGGAACTACGGGTACTGATTTATCATCTACGGTAGCAAATGGCACTACAACACCTGTAATTACGTTAAATGTACCCGATGCAAGTGCAACTGCTCGAGGTGTTGTAACCACAGGAACTCAAACTATTGCAGGTTCAAAAACATTAAGCAGTACATTAGCAAGTACATTTGTAGGGCAATTTTTAGAAAATACAGGCGCATCAACTTCTGCAAAACTTATAAGAATATCAAACACAACAGGTGACGCAAGTTTAGGAATTGAGGGTGCAACACCTACGCAAATTCCATTAGCTGAGGGTGGCATAGCTTATGCAACAGTATTAAAATCAGTTGGTTCAAATTCTTTAATTTTAGGTACTTTAAGTAAAGCTGCATTAACTATAAACACAAGTCAGCAGGTTACTTTGGCTCAAAATTTAACAGGCACAACTGCAAGTTTTAGTAGTACGCTTGGAGTTACAGGTCAGCTTACTTTAGGCTCTACCATAACAAACGGAACTTATACGTATACTTTGCCAAGTGCTACAGGAACACTTGCATTAGTAGGTGGTGCAGGTGTAGGAACGGTTACAAGCGTCGCTGCTCTTACTTTAGGCACTTCGGGTACTGATTTATCATCTACAGTCGCAAATGGCACTACAACGCCTGTAATTACCTTGCAAGTACCTACGGCATCAGCAGCAAATCGTGGTGCTTTGTCAAGTGCTGATTGGAGTACGTTTAATGGTAAACAAGGAACTATAACTTTAACTACAACAGGAACATCAGGTGCTGCGACTTTTAGTGCTAATACCCTTAATATTCCAAATTATGGTTCTGCTTTGAGTGGTTACTTACCATTGACAGGTGGTACGCTTACAGGAGGATTAAGTGGTACATCGGCAAGTTTTTCAAGCACTGCAACTGCTACTGCATTTATTCCAAGCGGTGCCACAGTTCCAACAAATGGAATGTATTTATCGGCTGCAAATACGTTGAATTTTGCGACAAATACAACAAATAGACTTACCATAGCATCCACAGGAGCAGCTACGTTTAGTTCATCGGTTACTGCGACAAGTTTTATAGGAAATGCTAGTACCGCAACATCATTAGCCACCGCAAGAACAATTGCAGGAGTTTCATTTAATGGTACTGCTAATATTTCTTTAAATAATAATGCCATTACAAATGGTGCAGGGTATATTCCTTTAATTTCAAGCACAATTAATGTCGTTTATAATACTTGGACAACCTTTTATAATACGGCAGATTACCAAGGCTTAGGAATGTATATGGTAATTATTGGGTTAAACAATACATCGGATTGGGCTGGGGGTGGAATAGTGTACACAACGGGAGCCTTAGCAGTCTTATTATCATCTTTTAGTACGGCTCAGGTATCTGTGCAAATGTCAGGGCAAAGTATACAGGTTAAGCAAGTTGGTACTTCGCCAAATGTTACCTTGTCTTATAAAATAATATCTATGATAAATTAAAAAAAATAAATTATGAAAAACATAACACCTATCTCTATATGGGATAATGGCACAGCCCAAGAAGCATCTGTATTAAATACTTATGCTATTAATGTAACGCTTAATAGTTCAGCTAACTTTTATTGGGGATTGTTTAATACACTTAATGGTAATATATTTAATCAGCTATCAGAAGGCAATCTAACGATGTCAGGCGCAGCGTATGAGCAATGGAGTAATGATGATGAGTATGCCTGGGATTGGATAGCTACACAACTTAATTTAACGATTACAGGGGATTATGTTCCTCGTGTTGTTGAGCCGATAGCTGAGGTAGATAATAATTTAGAATAACTATATTTGACCAAACCAAAAAAACAAAAATGAAAACCAAAGAAGAAACAACACCAGAAATCCAAAAATTAAAAGTTGAGTTAACAGTACAGGAGTGGGAAGCAGTATTAGCAGTCATTGAGCAATCAACAAGTCCCCACATACAAGTTAAATCAGTAGCAGCCGAATTAGTTAAACAGTTACAACCGCAGATTAAAGATGACAAACCACAATCTAGCTGATTCAGCAACGATAGTAAGCATTTCAAGTGCTTTGCTAAGTATAGCCAATTTTCAGCCTTTAGTAACTCTGGTAGCCTCATTGGTTGCCATAGTTTCTGGAGGCTTTGCGATTAGGTATTATTATAATGCAACAAAAAACTTAAAGAAATGAAAAAGATAATCGTAGCCGTAGCGATAATAGTCACAATAGGTGCTATTTATCTAACTCAAGATAAGCCAAAGCCTGAGAAAGCATTAGTGCTAGTCAAAGGTAAGTTTGCTTTTTGCGGTGCATCTGGTGCTGAATTGACAGGCAGGACAATCGAAGTGCAAGGCAAAAAGTTCTTAGAGGGCAAGTCTATCTGCCCGGTATTAGATGGCGTTTCATTAGCAAACGCTATGCTTGTAGGCAATCCATCAATAACGCCAGATAGTACGGATAAGACTGTATGGTCTTATTTTTGGTATTTTGATAGCGTGGCACAAGCTCCAACATGGGATGTACTGCCGACAGTTAATCGCTCATTTGTGATAACTAAAACGCAAGGGATGTCTAATATGTTTTGTATGCCTTGTAAGGTGTTAGAAGATAAAGTCAATGGTGTTACACTAGCAGAGTGTTTAGGTCCATTAAACGAAGCCGCAGTACCATTGCGTAGGGCGTTAAGAGTAGTCGAGGGTGAAACATCAATAACACAAGCACCAGAGGGTGCAAGTTATCCAGTTGGAACTATTATACCAATGAATGATTAAGAACGTATTAATTATTATTTTATTGCTATTAGCCATTTATTTTATGGGCAACAAGCAGGTCAATACCGTTACTAAAACAACTATTGATACAGTTACAGTCACTAAAGAATTTACTAAGTTTACAAAAGGCGATAAAATACCTTACAAGATTTTAGATACTATTTATAAGCAAAATTATGATACTACATACATTGTTAAAGATTATAACCAGGCTAAAGAATTTACTGATAGCATCAGACAAGATAGCAACATCTACGTTATCAAAGACACCATCAGCCAAAACCGAATCATTGGCAGGTCATTCAAAGCCAAAATCCAAGAAAAAACCATAACAATTACAAACAATATACAAGCCAAACCTAAATCTTCATTGTATTTGGGATTTAGAAGCGATATAAGGCAAGATATGAGCAGAGTGGAACACAACATTAGCCTATCATTTAAAACTCGGCAGAGAGGCTTATTTAGCGTCGGTTATGGAATGTCAGGTTATTCAGTAGGTTATGCAATAAAATTATAGTTATGGCAAAGGCAATGAACGTAAGTTCTTACGTTAAAAAATCAAGCAAAAGAGGCGTAGCTGCAAAAAGTAAAACGAGCAGTAATAAAACAAGCAAAAATTATAAAAAAAAATATAGAGGTCAAGGTAAATAATAATATTATGGCAATTAAAAACTTAAATCCGGTCACAAGCATAATCGATTTTAAAACATTTGCAAAGAATCCAATTATAGC